GAGCCGGTCCCGACCGACAGGGCCGAGAACTCGGCGCCCTGCAACGGCAGGTTCCGGAGCGTCTTGCCGAACGCCCGCTGATACGTCGGGCTGCCGGTCGCCAGGATCCGCCTAGCGAGATCGCCAGCCTCGGTGTCGTGGTTCTCGATCAGGTTCAGCACATGCGCACGGATCGCGTCCTCATCCGGGCGACGGCCGGCGTGCTTCCCGCCGCTCGACGGGACGCTGGCCATCGGGAACTTCGTGATCTCGAGCGCACGCTTGGCACGGTCGAGCAGCACCGGCTTCGCGCCCTCCGGATCGCCGATCGACGAACGGATCGTGGAGAGGTCGTAGATGTCCTCGCCGCGGCTCGCGCCCGGACGCCGCGTCTGGAAGTCCGCGCCGCTCTCACGGTTCGCTGCCTGATCGGCGATCCGCGCGACATGCGCCGTGCGAACATCGATCTGCTCGGTGATCTTGTCGACCTCTGCGATCCGGCTCAGAGCAGCATTCCACTCCTGGCCGTCCGTGCTGGTCGGCTCCATGTACTGGCCCTCGTACTGCTTGTCGAGCTCGTCGACGCGCGCCTTCAGTGCAGTGCGCTCCGCGAGCAGCTCTTCCTTCGTCATGAAGGGAGTCCTTTCTCGGTTAGAGATAGCTCTGCTCGCGCAGAGCACTGGTTGGTGACAGGTAATCCGTCATGGGGCGAGGTGTCACCGTCGCTCGCACATCCGTCGATGGTGCCGGTATGGTTGCCATCGGCCCGTTATCCGGGTCCGCGTTGTCATCCATGCCACCATCCGTGGCGTCGTCGTCGTCGTCCATGGGGGTGCCTCCGAGCCGCGCGAGCGTGTCCTCGAGCGTCTCGATCCGGTCGACCATCCCGACCGCAAGCGCGTCAGACGCGAGCAGCAACCGCCCGGAGCCGTACCCGGCTGCGACGGCCTGCTGCTTCACGCCACGACCCGCCGCGACATCGCCGGTAAACATCGCGTACAGCTGATCGACCTGATCCTGGATCGCTGCGCGCGCCGTGTTCGACAGCGGCTCATAGGGGTTGCCGTCCGTCTTGTAATCCCCGGCGCTGATGATCGTCGTGGAGATACCCATCATGTCCTCCATCCGGCTGAAGTCCTCGTGGACGCAGAACACGCCAACGGACCCGACCTGCCCGGACGGGGTGACAACGAACTCGGACGCCTGCGAACCGATCCAATACGCAGCCGACGCGCACAACGTGTTCGAGACCGCGACGACCGTCTTGATGTCACGGCCAGCGCGAATCTCCGCCGCGGTCTCTGGGACGAGGTCGATCAGGCCGCCGGGCGAGTCGATGTCAAGCACGATCGCTGACACGTTCGGATCGGCAAGCGCTTCGCGGAAACTCTCGCGGAAATCGAGCAGACCGCCACCGCCGCCGAACAGCTGACTCAGCCACGATCCGCGCGGCCGGATGGTGCCCCGGAGCGGCAGGACCGCGATCTCCGTGCCGCTGCTCGCGACCCGCGTCCCAGCCGACGCACGACGACCCGATGCCGCAACCGGAGCCATATCCGCCTCCGACGGCTCACCGCCGGCAGCGATGATCGCCGATGCCTCAACGTGCCCGCCCGCGAGAGATGCCGTGAGCTCGCGTAGCGCGCCCGGCACGATCGCCCAATGGCGACAAAGCAACGCCACGAAGCCGCCCGCCTTGGATTCAGTGCTTGGCGGCCCAGCGGTCGCCGTGTCGTTCGGCTCCATGCCGACCTCCCTTATTGACTTGGATCAGGACTGCAGCGCTGCACGGGCTACAGCCAAAGCCGCTGCCGCGTTTCCGTTGGTTCCGGAAGCAACGTCATTCGGTGAACCGCTCGCCGCGAACGTGGTCCCGGGCGGCTGCAACTGCACGCTGTACAACCCGGTGTGCACCAGCAGGTTGAAATCGCCGCTCGAGACCGCAGCAACAACACTGTCCGGCTTGTAACCGGCATCGATCAGGCTCCGGATCGTGGACGCCTGCAACTGCTTGATCGCGGCATCGTCCTTCTGGTCCTCCTGAAGAAATGCGATGTCTCGCGAGTCGTACCAAAGCTCCGCGTTAGTCAGGCGCGGCACGAGCGTCTGCAGCGACCCCGCGGCGTTGCGCCACAACGGGCGCATCGTCCCGTCCGTCAGGCGACGTCGCGCCTGGCCGTAGTTCGCGTATGTCGCGGCGGCGAGCCCTTCTGACAGGCCGACGATCACGGGTGGGACGCCGGCCGCCGCAGCGATACGGGTTTCGGTCGCGCCCTGAACGACCTTGAAATCGATCTGCTTCAGGTCGTTCCCGACGATCTTTGCGTCCGCGCCCGCGCCCAAGTACAGCGTCTTGTAGGCGTTCATCACGCCGGTATGGTTCTCCTCGAAAAGCTCAATCCACTGCTCGAACGCCTCCCGCTTGATCGCCGGATCCAAGCTCACAACGAGATTTGGGGTGTTGTGCGTGACGATGTAGTCATCCGTCACGTACAGGTTCTCGTCGCCAGCGAGATGGATGCACTGCGCCTGCTTGCGCCCGACGAATTCCACCTTCTCGATGAACCGATGGCGCACCTGGCGGCCCATGTCGCGCCTGTAGCGCCGCGCTTTGCGCTCGAGGCGACAGGGAACCATCCAGGCCGGCAAGCGAGTGATGCGCACCGTGAACGTGCCGCGTGCCGCGTTCGGTGAGCATGCGGCCCGTCCACCGAGGCTGCCGACGAGATCCATCAGCCCGTTGCAGAGGCGCTCGCTGCTGTTCGTAAACCGAACCTGCCCCTGCTTCTCGCAGTGCCCGTCCGAGTCGATGAGACCTTGGAGGAGGGAGAGCCGGTCCTGTATCGATGCTCGGAGGTAGACCTCCGGAATCCACTTGTCCGGCCCTCGGACGCCTCGCAGATCGAGTTCGGTCAGGGCCTGCGCGATCACGTTCGGTCTGTAGCGATGGCCGCCGTTGAAGAGCCATTCCTCGCAGCCGGACTTGGGCCACGTCGACCACCCGACGCCGTCGGGAACCGCTGCCGTCACCAACTCGCGTGTCTCGGGCACGTTCTCGTTGCCGACCGTGAGCGTCACGGGGCGCTGGCAGAACGAGCCATCGCCGAGGAGCAGGCCCATCAGGTAGGGGTCGAGAGGCAGGTCTTCGGGCTCTCCGAAATCGATCGGCTCCACGAACGGGACCGCCCATTTCAACGGCCCGGATGCGTAGCGGAGTCCCTTCCGGACGATCTCCCCGAGCGCCAGAGTCTGACGGCGGCCGACTTGGCGGTCTCGGAAGTTTGCGACGCTCCAGAGATGGTTCTGCGTGCATTCAGTCGATGCGCCATCTGAGAACGTCACGCGATAGATGTCCTGCTCGCCCTGCGGGTACACGGCGAGCACGTCATGAGCGGTACCGTCGCGGCCGATGACCTCGTCCCCGACCTCGATGTCTCCCATCGTGGACCAGCCCGACCGCGTCAGGACAGCGGCGTCCAGCGGCTGAGGCGCGCCGTTCTCGAAATACTTGAGCTTGTGGGTCGTCATCGCCCCATCGCTCATGATCTCCCGGATCAGCGGCGTCAGCCACGACATCCCGCGATACGACGCGAGCGGATCGGGGATCGGCGCGAAGTGACAGACCTCCTCCGGCAGCAACGTGATCGGATCGCCCGTCGGCGGGTGATAGACGTACCCGAGCAACTCCGCGTCCAGGTCGGCGGACGTGACCGCCGGATCGTTCGGTGAGCCCATCACGATCGTGACCCAATCGGGACGCATCCGCCGAATGTGCCTGTTGGTGCCGGTGCCGCGAACGGTCGAGAAGTGATTGCCGGCGAGGTCGGCGTCCTGGATCATGCGCGACAGCAGATCGCCGGTCGTGCCGTTCTTCCACGGCCGCTCAAGCAGCCCGAGTTCGTTCGTGCCGAACAGATCGCCAGGGCGTCCCTTCCGCAACTGCCGATACTGCAACCGCGCCTCGGAGAACAGCATCTGCCGCACAAGCATGCACGCAAACACGACACCGTTGCTGCGGTAGGCGCCCTGCGCGACCCCGACGAAGTTGGAGGCGATCTCCTCACGGTTCCCGCCGAGCGTCCCACCGAGCTCGGAATACCCGTACGAAAGGCCGTTGAAGTTGAAGTACGCCATCCAGTCGTCGAACGACAGGTTGGAGTCGGCCTTCATCCCGGAACGCTTCCGGATCGTCGACAGCAGACTGCTCATCGGCCACCCCGCGGCTTCGGTGCCTCAAAGTCGATGAACAGCCCAACAGCGAGCAATGCCCCGCCGGTGAGAACGAACGCCGCCGGCAGGTAGATCATCGCGACGCCAGCGATCAGCACCATCGCGCCGATCACGGCCGTGAATGCAGCGAGAACCTTAGGGGTCATGCGATCTCCTTTATCTGCCTCAGCGCCAAGCGATCAGCGGCACCGGGTCAGCCGGCGTGTGCGTCTCCGCGCCCCAGATCGCCAACGTCGCGGCAACCAGTGGCGTGATGTCCGCGCTCGTCGAGGACCGCGGCGCCCACTTCCACGCATCCCCGAGCGTCGTAGTCCGTGCGGACGCGACCGCCTCATCGAGATCAGGCTGCGGAACGGGATACTTGCCGCGTTCCTGATCGATCAGATCGAAAAACCCGCCGCACGCGTTCGCGTAATCCCGCGTCGAGGTCTCGATCACCTCAAGCCCAGCTTCCTTCATCGGCTCGATCAAACTCGCTGCGGGCCCGCGAGGATCCATCACAAACACCGCATCCGGGTCGTCGGCGTGAAGCGCTTCCATCCGCTCGAGCATCCAGCCGGTGCCGCGCAGATGCACGACGGTCGCGAAATGCAGCAGGTCGTCATCGCGACGGCCGGCGACACAGATCGCTCCCCACGTCCGCGACGGGTTCACGTCCGCAGCGAACGTCCTGACGCCCTCGATCCGCTTCGATTCGTCGGTGCAGCGGGCCGCCTGCCACTTCTCGCTGCTGATTACTCGCAGCGAAGCGTCTGTGATGTCCGGCCAGTCGCCGATCCCAAGACGCTCAACGGCGAACCCGCGGGGCCCGAGTTCCACTGTCCGTTCGTGCTCAATCCACTCTGCGGAGATGCGGATCCCGCGACTCGGGTTCGCGACCGCCTGGACCGTCGGATCCGCCGCGACAGCAGCCGGGATCGCATCCGGGTCGTCACCCTC